TCGGGACACCAGCCTGCTGGTTAACCAGGTGCTGCAACAAATCCTTAATTCTCCCCGCTAGCGAGGCACTGCATGGCACTCGGCAAAGTCAGCGTTAACAACCTCAATCTCAGCCAGGGCGCTGTGACAGCGGTTGAACGCTATTTCCTTTTCATCGGTGTCGGCGCCAAAAACGTCGGCTCGCTGATTCCTTTGAATACTGACAGCGATCTGGATGTGCAGCTCGGCATCCCGGTCAGCGATCTGAAAACCCAGATCACCGCTGCGCGCCTGAATGGCGGCGACCGCTGGGCCTGCCTGGCGGCTCCCGTCGCCGTTGATGGCGGATGGCAAGACGCACTGGAGAAGACCCAGCAGCAAGGCTATTCGGTTGAAGGCGTGGTGATCACGACCCCGGTCGAGGATGGCCCAGACCTGTCGGAGATGCACGACGCGGCCGTCGAGCTGAGTAACACCTTCGGTCGCCGTGTGTTTGTGATGGCCGCCACTGCCGGCATTGATCCGACGAAGACCTGGGCGGAATACCTGACCGCGCAAAAGGCGATCACGCTGAACCTGTCCGCGCCGCGTGTCCTGGTCGTGCCGCAGTTGCACGGCAACGATTTGGGTGTGCTGGCCGGTCGCCTGGCCAATGCCGCTACCAGTATCGCCGACAGCCCCATGCGTGTGGCCTCTGGTTCTTTGCTGGGCTTGGGTCCCGTGCCGTCCGACAAAGACGGCGTGCCCCTGCAGTCCGCGCTGCGTGCCGAGCTGGACAAGGCGCGTTTCTCGGTCAGCCAGACCTATCCGGACTACCCGGGCGTGTACTGGGGCGACGGCAACATGCTCGATGCACCAGGTAGCGATTTCCTGGTGATCGAGTACTTGCGCGTGACCGACAAGGCCGCTCGCCAGATCCGCCCGCTGCTGATCCGTCGCGTCGCCGATCGCCGTCTGAACAACTCCCCCAACAGTATGGCGGTGAACGTTAACGCCCTGATGGCGCCACTGCGCGCCATGGCGAAGTCCACCACCTTCGCTGGCCAGGTGTTCCCAGGCGAGATCGAGCACCCCAAGGACGGCGACATCGTTCTGTCCTGGACCAGCAAAACCAGCGTCGAGGCGTACATCAAGCTGCGCCCTCTCAACTGCCCGAAAGACCTGACCGCGAACATCGCGCTGGATCTTTCCACCGACGATACGGAGTAACCCCATGGCGGCAAAGATTGGCGGTAAGAACTTTGACGTGAACCTGGGCGATCTGCAGGTACACGTCGAGAGCTGCACCCTGGACATCACGGACAACACCGCCGTGGCGCAGACCAAGGGCGTGCCGAACGGGCATGTCGATGGGGATGTGGCCGCTGCCGGCGAAATCGAGTTGGACACCACCAACTTCAACCTACTGATCGAAGCGGCCAAAACCGCTGGCAGCTTTCGGGCACTGGACCCGTTCGACGTAGTGTTTTTCGCCAAGGCCGGCGATGAGGAACTGCGCATCGAGGCGTTCGGTTGCAAGTTGCGCCTGTCCAGCCTGCTGAGCATCGATCCCAAAGGTGCCGAGAAGAACAAGCACAAGATTCCGTACGACGTCACCAGTCCGGACTTCGTAAAGATCAATGGCGTGCCGTACCTGGACGCGGCTGAGATCGAGGGCCTGACCTGATGGTGTGCCCGTTCGACCGTGCCCAGGCGCTAGAACTGCGGCAGCGCGAGCAGGCCATTAAGGCCCAGCTGGCGCGCCAACGGCCGACCGGGCCGAGCCTGACCCATTGCTTGGATTGCGACAACGAGATTCCAGCTGCGCGCCAGGCGCTCGGCGGCATGACGCGGTGCGTGCCTTGCCAGTCCATTTTTGAAAGAGAGGTTCGGCGATGAGCACGAATCAGGTCGCGCAAGACACTGCCGTTGCCTTGGCCAAGGCTTCACCCGCTATTGGTGTGGCCGCCACTGGTGTAACCGGCGCCGTCGATTGGTCGGCGGTCGCCTACATGTTGACCGCGCTTTACATGGTGCTGCAGATCCTTCTGCTGGTCCCCAAGTACCGCCAGATGCTGCGCGACTGGAAGGTCAAGCTGTGAGCCTGCGTATCAAGATCGCCACCGGTGCGATTGCGCTGGCCAGCGCCACGTTAATGGCTTTCCTGGGCACCTGGGAAGGCGACGGACAGAACATCGTCTATCCCGACAAGCTGGCCGGTGGTCTGCCGACGGTCTGCAAGGGCATCACCCGTTACACCAGCCCTTCGCCGGTGATTGTTGGCGATTACTGGTCCGACGCTCGCTGCACCGAGGTCGAAGGCCTGGTGGTCCGCAAGGGCCAGCTGCAGCTCGCTGACTGCCTGAGCAATGAGGCGATCGTCCAGAACACCTTCGACGCTCTGAGCAGTCACGCGCACAACGTCGGCACCGCTAATACCTGTGCCAGTCGTGCTGTGGGCCTGATCAATGTGGGACGCATCGCCGAAGGCTGCAAGGCCTTGGCTTGGGCGCCTGACGGCAGAACCCCGGTCTGGTCGTACGTTACCAATGCCCAGGGCAAAAAAGTGTTTGTTCCTGGGCTGCACAACCGGCGCCGCGCCGAAGCGGGGCTGTGCGCCAAATGACCATCAGCCCTTTGCAGTTGCTGCTTCGTACCTTGCTCGTCGGCCTGGTGCTCTGGACCGCTTTCGACTGGGCCCTGGATCAGCGCGATGACGCGATCCGTGAACGCGACAGCGCCGTGAGCGAGCGGGACCACCTGCGTGAGGCCGCGCGCATCAGCGGCGAAATGCTCGCGGCCCGCGACCTGATTGACCAACAACGCACCCGGGAACTGAACGATGAACAGAACAAGAACCTTGCTCTGCGCCTTGCTGTTGATGGCGGCCATCAGCGGCTGCCAGTCCGCGCCACCTGCGCCGTACCCGTCGTGCCCTCCACCACCCGCGCCGGCGGTGTGGCTGATGCAGGCACCGCCGAACTCGCAGCAGACGCTCGACCGGATTATTTCACCCTCCGAGATCAGCTCGCCCTGAGCAAGCAAATGATTCTCGGCCTGCAGGACCACATACGCCTGGTGATTCAACGATCGCCGGCGGCAACCCCACACCCTCAAACGGATGCACCCCAATGACTGACGTAAACCGCGATATCACCCTGGAAATCGGCGACTCGGAATTTCTGTTCCACCTGACGCCGGCGGACGTGACGAAGTACTTCAACTCGACCACGCAGAACAACAAGGTCGCGCCGGCCAGCAACCTGCTGATGGGCACCGTCCAGCAGGAACAAAAAGCCGCGCTCAAAACACTGCTGGCCAACCCGGTGCAAACCATGACCATCGCCGGCGCGCTCCTGGAGGAGTACGCCCCGAACGTTGACGTCATCGTAAAAAAGTCCTCGGGCACGCTGAAAGCCTGAAGGAAGACGGCTTAGGGCAGCTGCTTGCCCTGGCCAATCGCTGGTTACCTGGTGCGGAGCCCTCAATCGAAAACATGGGCACCGCCAAGTGGCTGGAAGACGAACACTGGCGCCGGATGGAGATCGCTGTTGCCAACGGCATCGCCTACGCGCTGAACGGATAGGACACCCATGGCTGATCGCGCTGCCCGCTTGGCTTTCATTCTCAGTCTGACCGACAAGGTCAGCGCCCCGTTGGGGAAGGTGAAAACCAGCTTCTCGGACCTGGCAAACCAGGGCCAGCAGAACATCATCAAGGTAGGCGCAGGCCTTGCCGGGATGGTGGGTGCCGGCGTTGCCATCACTGAATCGCTGGAGCCGGCGCTTGAGATGAATCGGGCGCTGGGTGAGGTCCGATCGCTGGGCATCGCGGAAGACGCGCTGACCTCGCTCAATCAGAAGGCGCTGGAGTTTTCCGTCGACTATGCCGCCAGTGCTCAGGATTTTGTCGCGTCGGCGGCGACCGTCGAAGGCGCGATCAAAGGGTTGAGTGCCAGTCAGCTGACCTCGATCACCAACACCAGCAACATCTTGGCCAAGGCCACCAAGAGTGACGCGGAAACCATGAGTGCCTATGTCGGCACCATGTACAACCTGTTCAAGGGCCAGGCCGATGCCATGGGCCGAACTGAATGGGCTGAAAAGCTTGGTGGCCAGACGGCGCTGGCGGTGAAGCTGTTCCGCACCGATGGTGCCCAGTTGAAGGATGCCTTCAAGGAAGTCGGGGCGATCGCCACCAGCTTTGGCGTCGACCTGTCCGAACAGTTCGCGGTGATCGGTAGCCTCAGCAGCACCATGGAAGGCGGTGACGCCGGTGGCCGGTACAAAGCGTTCTTCGAAAACGCCGGCGCCGGTGCCGAAAAACTGGGCGTCAAGCTGACGGACGGGCAGGGCAAGATGCTGCCGATCCTTCAAGTCCTGGACACGCTCCAGGGCAAGCTGGGCGATTTGAACAGCGCATCGGCCAGTGCAAAGTTGCTGGATGCGTTCGGTGGTGAAGGCGCCCAGGTCATAGGCGCGCTGGCCAAGGACACCGACCGGTTGAAAAACGGTCTGGATCAGTTGGGCAAAGTCCGCGGGCTGGAGAGCGCTGAGCAGATGGCGAAAGCCATGGTGGATCCGTGGCAGCAGTTCGGCGCCGCCGTGCAGGCGTTGCGCATCGCTTTCGGCCAATCGTTGATCCCGCTGCTGACGCCGCTAATGGATCGCCTGGTGGGCATCGCTTCGACGCTGACACGCTGGACGCAACTGTTCCCCAACATCACCCGGGCCATCGGCATCGTGGTCCTGGTCATTCTCGGACTCGCCGGCGCGATGGCCACGCTGACCGCCGTCGTCGGTTTGAGCAAGCTGGTGTGGTTGGCTCTGGTAACGATCTGGAAGGTGCTGACCTGGACGGGTTTCCGCAGCATCGCGATGTTCTTGGTGCACACCGTATTGATCAGCGCCTTTGTGGTTGGCCTGGTCGGCATGTACACCTGGATGGGCATTGTTCGGGGCGCAATGCTGCTCTGGCAGGGTGCCATTTGGCTGGTCAACGCGGCGCTGGCCGCTAACCCGGTGTTGCTGATCGTTATTGGCATCGTTGCCTTGGTCGCGGCGGTCGTTGCTGCAGTCGTTTACTGGGACCAATGGACCTCGGCGCTGATGAACACCGCCGCGTTCAAGTGGGTGTCCGAGCAACTGCAGGCACTGTCGGATTGGTTCGGCTCCATGGGCGGCTGGTCGGGTATGGCCAGCGCTGCGTGGGACGGCATCGTGGCGATCTTCACCGACGCCATCAGTAGCTTGGTCGAGCTGCTGAACAAGATTCCCGGCGTGAACATCGAGGCGTCGTTCGGCAGCCTGCCCAAGGTGCCGCAATTGCCTGGCATGTCGGTCCCGGTGGATCCGCAAACGCAGGAAAAACTGCGCTCCAGCACCGGCAGCATTTCCCCATCTGGGCCTACCGCCGTGCCGCAGGGCGGCTTCCTGCGCACCATCCAGAACAACAACAGCCAGACGCAAAACCAAGGCGTCCACGTCGAAAACCTGAACCTGACCAACAGCAAACCGATGAACCAGCTTGAGCTGGAAAACATGATCGGCATGGCGGTACCGGGATGAGTGAGTACGTGGATCTGTTGATCGTCGGCAATGACTTCGCTCTGGACGCGAGCCGCCAGCCGGTACCGGTCGAGGACCGGGCCTGCATCGCCCAGGACATCGCACACATGATCCGTGAAAGCGGGCTGCTGGTGACCCTGGTGGCCGAGCGTAACCGCCTGAAGCAACGCGACTGCATCCAGCAGCTGGAGCTGCTGGTGGAAGACGACGTGCGCCTGGTACCCGGTACCGCCCAGATCACCCAGCTGGAGCCAGGCCAGTACCTGGTCACGGCCAAAACCATCAAATTCGGCGATATCGAGGTAACCCTTTGAGTGACGTTGATTTCAAACAGGCGCTGGCCGACGCCGGCATTCCCACCACCGAGGCCGCGTTGCGCCAAGCGTGGGAGGCCGAAGTAACCGCCCAAGGCAGCAAGCTGGCCAACACCAGCAGCTATTCGCCGTTCTGGCGTGTGGTCACCGCGCTGGTGACCAAACCGGTGCTGTGGCTGCTGGCCTTTGTCAGCGACACCGTGCTCCCGAACTTTTTTGTGAAGACGGCGACCGGCACCTGGTTGGAAATGCTGGCCTGGGCGGTCAACGTCACCCGCAAAAGCGCGGTGAAATCCAAGGGCACCATTCTGTTTACCCGGGCGGCGTCGGGTGGTGCGCTGCAGGTGCCGATCGGCACCCTGGTGCAATCCAGCTCGATCAACGGCCACGTCTACCAGTTGGTGACCACAGCGGTCGGCAACTTCACCGATGGACTGCTGCAACTGCAGATTCCTGTGGAGGCGGTCGAGGAGGGCAGTGGATTTAACCTGGCCCCGGGTTACTACGGTGTCTTGCCGGTTCCGGTACCGGGCATTGCATCCGTCACCAATACCGACGACTGGCTGTCGTCACCAGGTGCGGACCAGGAGCTGGACGACGACCTGCGCCTGCGCGTGCGCAACCAGTTTTCGGCGGTCAACCAGTGGCACACCGACGCGGTCTATCGCGCCCTGATCGCCGCGTTTCCCGGCGTGCAGCCTGATGGCGTGTACTTCGAACACGACGCGCCCCGTGGCCCGGGCAGTGCAAACGCCTTTGTCCTGTTCGAGGCCGGCGTACCCGCCGCCGAGTACCTGGTGCAGATCAACTCCAGGATTCGCGACGAAGGCAACCACGGCCATGGTGATGACCTGTTGGTGATGGTTATGCCCGAAACCCTGGCCAATATTGCCGTGGACATCTGGCCGCGATCGACGCTGACCGAGGTGCAACGCACCGCGCTTAAGGCCGACGTCGAGCTGTTCATTCGGGCGGCATTCCGTGAAAGCAGCGCCAAGGACTATCAGCCGACGCTGACCTTCCCGCAGTCGCGGTTTTCGTTCAGCCGCCTGGGCGAAGAGCTGCACCGGCAATTTGCCGGCCTTGAATCGCTGCACTTCACCAACACCGACATCTTGTCCGAGTTGAGCATTCCCCGGATCCAGTCGCTGCAGGTGACTCCCCATGATTAAGCTCGAATTGCCCTTCTGGCTCGACGGCGCGGAGCCGACGAAGCTCAAGGCGGCGGCGCAGTCCTGGTGGGAGACGGTGGAAGGCTGGATGCGATGGCCGCTGCTGCAGATGGACGCCGAGACCTGCCACCTGACCGTGCTCGATCTGCTGGCCTGGCAGCGCGATATCACCCGGTTCAAGGGCGAACCCGAGGCGCTTTACCGCCTGCGCGTGAAATACGCCTTTATCAACGCGGTGGACGCCGGCAGCACCGCCGGCATGAAACGCATCCTGCAACGCCTCGGCGTCGGATACGTCGAGATCGAGGAGCGTATGCCCGATCGGGACTGGGATGTGGTGCTGCTGCGTTTCTCCGATACCCAGTTGTCGCAAAACCCCGAGCTGTTGCGGGTGCTGATCCAACAGTACGGCCGCACCTGCCGCCGCTATGACTTCGTGACCATTACACCGGTGCCTTTTGGCATCGCTTTGGTCGACTTCAACGACGACCAGCAAACGCTGGTTGCCAGCCTTTAGGAGCCCCCATGGGAGCCAGCATTACCTTTGCGGGTGAAAGCCTGATCGCACAGAAACATGCCGCCAACCAGGGGCTTGATGTGGCGCGGTTCATTTTTGCCAACGTGCCCGGGCTCGATCCAAGCGGGCCGGTTGACCGCGCCGCGCCGAAACCTGCAGCAGGGCAGATCGTCCACGTCTATGACATCCCGGACGGCAACGCCGGTTATGTGAACCCTAACCAGGTCGTATACAGCTCGCAGATCGGCTCGGATGTCGGTGACTGGGATTTCAACTGGATCGGCCTGGAAACGGCCGAGGGCGTGTTGTTTGCCGTGGCCTACGTGCCGTTGCAAATCAAGCGCCGCAACATTCCGCCGCTGCAGGTCGGCAACAACCTGACGCGCAACTTCCTGGTGGCCTTCGATGGCGCCCAGGCGCTGACCGGTATCACCATTGATGCCAGCACCTGGCAGCATGACTTCACCGTGCGCCTGGCCGGCATCGATGAGCGCGAGCGCTTGAGCAACCGCGACATCTTTGGCCGTGCGTGTTTCTTCGGCAATTCGCTGCAACTGGAGAAGGTCAGCGGCGTCTACCAACTCAAGCCAGGCTCGGCCTACGTCGAAGGCATTCGCCTAGTGCGATCGGCTGCCCTGGTGGTGGTCCCGCCGGCACTGCCGACCACAGCCTGGCTGGATGTCGCGCTGCAGCGCGAGTTGAGTGATGTGGTGGCCAGCTGGCAAGTGGTGTTTGCGGCTGATCGCCCCGACTACACCGACAGCGTTGGCGTGCGTCATTACTGCGTGCCGATTGCCGACCTGCCGAACTCCAACACCGTGACTGATCGACGCCCGGTCGAGGCCATCAATGGCCCGTTGATCACGCACTTTGCTGCGCGTGTTGGTGACTACGAGCAGTTGCGTGCGCGAGCGACGACCAAGGGTGACGTCGGGCTGAGTGAGTTGCCGAACGCCAAAAGCGACAGCGTCCTGCTCGATGACAGCGAGATCCTGGCGACGTCCAAGGCCGTGGGCAAACTGTGGAAGTCCATCTGCGTCCAGACGTCCAGTTTTGCCGGCAACAAACTACTGACCGCTGCCGAGCGTGGCCTTGTCCTGGTCGATGCCACTGTAGCGAATTACACGATCACGTTGCCGGCGTCGAACGCTGCCCTGGGCGTCATTGATTTCATCGTGCGCCGCACCGATAACACCGGCAATCGCTTGGTGGTCCAGGCAACCGGCGCTGACAAAATCAAATTCCACGCGCACCTGAACCCGGCGGGTTATCCGTTCTTCGTGCTGATGGGCGCGGGTGACTGGTGGCACCTACGCAGTGACGGCCAGGGCAACTGGTGGCCGATCGGACGCCTCGACACCACACCGCTGGGTCGTCCTGTATTCGAAACCACGAGCATCTTCCACCCCGGGGGCCATGGTCCGCTGAGCGGCGCGATTTACTTGCGTGCGGAGTGGCCTTGGTTATGGGACCACGCCCAACAGTCGGGAATGCTGACGGATGAGGCGGCGCGTGCGGGCATGGAGGGCGGATGGACCCGGGGCGACGGTGCGCTGACCTTCAAAGGTCCAGAAGGCCGCGGTGAGTTTCTGCGGGTGCTCGATGCCGGTCGCAACGTCGATCTGAACCGTGTCGCAGGTAGTAGTCAGCTCGACGCCATGCAGCGAATCACGGGGCAAGTGGGTGACTTTTTGAACATCAAAAGCTTTGGTGATGGAGCGTTCTACACCGTCCCGTCCGGGCAGGGGGGCTATGCCACCAACTCGGGCGACTTCAACCGGGCGGTGTTCGATTCCGCCCGTGTCACGCGAACTGCGGGCGAAACCCGGGCGCGCAACATTGCCTATCCCGGCCGAATCAAACTGATCTGAGGCAGTCATGAGTATCTATCTAATCGATGCGCTGGGGATCCTTTCCGGCCCTGTTGAAGCGCAGGAAATTCCAGGGCTGGGCAAACAACTGCCGAGTAACGCGGTGACTCTCACCGAACCGATTCCGGCCCCTCAGTCCGGGTGCGTTTGGGTACTGGGTGCCGATGGCCCGTGCCAGATGGAAGACCATCGGGGTGAGGTGTACCGCACTGATTCCGGAGCGGTAGAGCAGTTCGACCAGCTCGGTCCGCTGCCACCTGAACTCACCTCAGTCCCTCGGCCATCGTTTGCGCATGTCTGGGCCAATGGCAGTTGGGTAAAGGCTCCCGCCGTTGTGCATGGTCAGCAGGTCACCCTCATCAACAACGCTTGCTCGGCGCAAATCACCAGCGGCTTCTGGTCCTCAGTTCTGGGCGCGCCACACCAATACAGTAGCGAGCTCGACGATCAGTTGAACCTCATCGGGGTAGTCCAACGCGGCGAAGATAGCCCGTACCCCTGCAGCGATCAGCAGGGTTTGAAAGCATTCTTGCCGCACACGGCGGTGCAGATCCGCCAGGTGGGTAACGACTTCACGTTGTTCAAACTGCAACTGCTGCAGAAAGCCCATCGATTGAAACAGCAGCTCGATCAGGCGTTGAATGACGGCGATGTGGCCGCACTCGAGGCGGTGACCTGGGAGGAACTGCCATCGTGAACTGGGCACCGGTGAAGATGCGCTGGCCCGAGCAGGCTACGCAGTGGATGGGTCAGATGAGCGAAGCCAAGGATCTGGCCGGGGCAAACCTGCTCAGCACCGCCCAACGCTTGAGCAGCCTTGATGGGCTGGCCACCACCGATCCGAGCCCGATCGGCGGCATCGTCAAGGACGTCGTTGCGAACGGGCGCGCCTCGCTCGATGCGCAGTTCAGCGAAGCCCCGAAATGTATCGTCGTCACGCCGTTTCAAAGTGGCGTCGGCCAGGGCACTGGCTACCAGCGTTTCTTGTCGGCCCCCGGCGTACTGCAGCGCCTGGCCGAAAAGCTCGACGACAGTACCGACGCGGCTCGGCCGGCTGGCGAGCAATACGCCCTGGTGCTGCTGTTCCTGGGTACCAATTTCGATCTGTTGGCCAGCGTGTTGTCGAAGTTCAACGCCTTGCTGCCGATCGCGGATCTGCAGCGCGCCGAACGCCGAGCGCGCAACCTGGTCCAGCTTGAGGCGGAAAAGTGGCAGATCCCAACCAGCGGCATGCAGCCGACGTGGTCTGAGCTACCGCTGCAGAGTTGCACCGTCGTCAAGACGGCCACTCAATCGTTCAATGGCCAGCTGGCCATGATGGAAGGCTATGCGGCTGACAGTTCGCCGCTGGGCGACTTGGCCGATCTTGCCCAGCGTAAGGCCCAGCAGTCACTCGACCAGGATGAAAAACTGTCGGCGCTCAAGGCGCTGCTTTCCGGCGGCACTGATGAGCCGACCATGCAGGCCCGATTGATTGGCCCAGGTGACACCAGTGAGCTGCGCAAGCAGCTGCTCGAGGGCGACGACGCACCTGGTCATGAATGGGTGCAGTCGGCCGGGGTGATACTGGTCGGCTCGCTCCAAGGCCTGAGTTTCGTACGCGAACTGGTGGGCCTATGACGCTATTGCTCGATGGTGAACAGATCATCGGTCACCGCATGAAGGTCACCGCCAATCTGAAAATCGACAGCGACGATATGTCAGGGCAGACCAGCAGCACCGACAAGTCGCACAAGGGCTTCAAACCGAAGACGCTGACCGTGGCGATGATGATTCGCTACAAGGACAGCGCTCAGTTGCGCACGCTGATGCGCCTGGCCGAGGGTACTGGCGGCGGTGGCCAGTTGCGAACCTATCGGATCGTCAATGACACCGCCGAGGCCTTCGGCATTCGCCAGGTGCAGTTTTCCGACGGCGTCAGCGCCCGGGAAGACGACACCCTGTCGCAATGGATCATCCAGTTCACCTTGTCCGAGAAGCTGTCGAACCCTGAGAAGGTTGAGAGCCGACGCGCCGCCAGCGGCGTCAATGCGCAGTCTGCCCCGGGCGATGGTGTGGCCGGCACCGGTGCCGGCGCGGGCGGGTCAGGAAGCGGTCCAGAACTGACCGGCTTCGAAGCCGTATTGAAGAAGGTTGACAACTACATAGGCGGCACCTCATGAGTCTGAAGCTGCACAAGGTACTGACGATCAGCGGTGTGGTGCACCAGCTTGTGAAGGATGAAGTTCGCCTGGATTTGAAAAGCCCAGGGCGAGCGATGTTCACGATTCAGTCCAGCGCGCCCGTCAAAGGACTGGTGACGCTCGACATTGGGTACAACGAAGGCGCCTTACAGCGCCATTTCATTGGGTTCGTGGAGCGCAGCACCGTGGCCAACAGCGTGCAACAGGTCGTGCTGTGTCGCGAGCTGGCCGCAGTGCTGGCCAAGCCGCTGCCGTTAAACCTGCGCCATGTGGATCTGCGCGTTGTCCTGGGCGAGATCAGCGACAAAACCGGCTTGCGCTTTCGCGTTCCGGATCAGGCTTACACCAAGGTCAAGGCGCCGTTTTTCTACAGCCTGGCCGCTGGTTACCAGGCCATGGACAGCATGGCGCGGGTGTTCGGCATTCCGGACTTTATCTGGCAGCAGCAAGGTGACGGCGAGGTTTTCGTGGGCAGTTGGGCCGACAGCTTCTTTGGCGCCCGGGCTCCGCTGCAGCTGCCGGTCGAGTTGTTCGACGGCTATCAGGGCAACCAGAGCGCGACGATTTCAGCGCTGCCCGGGCTGCGACCAGGTGCAACTATCAACCAGGGCGAGCGAATCACCAGCGTGACGCTTGCCGGCACTCAGATGGGGATCAAATGGACGACGCAATAAAGCGCAGTGTCGAGCGGCAGTTTCCAGAATTGACTGGTGGCTATCACTTGCCACGGTTTGCGCGGGTGGTAGGGATCGCCGATGCGCCCACCGGCGCCGGGATCTGTGACGACTACCGCCCGCGCTACGCGGTCGACATTGAAGTGCTGTTGCCGAGTGGCGAAGCGGATCCGGATATGCCAGCGCTACACGGCGTTCCGCTTCCGATCCCAACTGGCGGCGAGGAAATGGGCGTCTATGGCTTCCCCGAGGAAGGCACCCGCGTGGTCGTGTGCTTTGCCTACGGCCTGCCGAGCAGTCCCTACATTCAGACGATCCTCCCGCACGGCCTGAGCCTGCCGAAGGTGCCGAAGGGGGACCAGGTGTGGCAACACAGTGACGCCGTGCAGCAGCGCGTCGACGCGGACGGTAACTGGACCCGACAGACCGACGGCAAGATTCGGGATCAGGCGATCGAGCGCGAGGTTGAGGCACACGCCAACCAGGAGCGGTACCGGAGCCACGTCCAGCAGGTTGAGCACCATTCGACGGAAACGGTTGGAGGGGTCAAGAAGATCGAGGCATTGGGCGCGCTCAAGCTTAATTCCGCCGGCACCGCGACAGTCGCGGCTCTGGACGATCTACATCAGGCGACTGGTCGGGACTTCAACCTGGTCGTGGGCCAGAAGCACAATGCCGCGGTGGGTGGCGACATGCAGGAGAAGATCCAGGGTTTGCGCAAAAGCGTGGCCGGGATCAGCCAGCAGTTGCAGGCGCCGAAGAACTGGATCGGCTCCGGAACAGTGAACCTGTTTCAGGTAGTGTGCGACGTTCTCGATCTGCTGCAGCAGATGAACACCCAACTGGCGGCTCACACGCACGTACCAGGGCCAGCGCCGAGTCCAGTCGATGCGGCGGCATTCACTGCTAAGGCCACACAGAGCGGATTATTGAATGTTAAGCTCAAATCGATCACTCTTTGAATCAGGAGCTTCAACTGTTCGCTTAATGTATGTTAAGGATAAGAGATATGAAATTTACAGGTATAGGGCGCGTTCATCCAGAGAGGGTATCTCTTTATATAAATCATATTGAGCTTCCTTCTAAACATGGGCGCATTACCTTTTTTTGTGCGGCATCTCAAGTTAATATAACGCTCGATCATGCGGATGTTCATGACTGGCTCTCTGCGCACGCCACTATGGAACATATTGCTCAGGTTTATGTAAATGCAATGGGGTTTGCACTTGGGTGCGGCTACAGGGTTGAGATTACCCAAGTAACTGATGAGAATGGCAATATATACGTTATAGGTGTGCAACGGGACGAATTGAGCTTTGAGAGGGTGGAGCAACAGGCAATAGCAGCACTTACAGCGGAAATTGCACGTGATGATTTGCATTTTTGTCTTGCAGTACAAGACTATACAAACGCCCTGGTCGACTATTTAGATTGTGCGAGTCTATGCTATCGGGCGATTGAAAGTATCTCAAAGGCGATAGGCAAATCAAAAAATGACAATGCAAACTGGAACACAATGCACGCTGCGCTTGGCACTAATAGAAAAACAATAGATAGTACAATTACGGAATATGCAGCTACAGCGAGACATGGGAACTGGAATGAGTACAAGTCGATCTCGCATGATCAGAGGATCGAAATTTTAAAGCTAACCAAAAGCGTTCTTTTCACCTATATGAACTACTCAAAGTCCTTGGTCGTTATCTAGTGATTGTTTAAGTTTAATTGGTTTTCAAGCTGTTATGGTTTGTTCAAGGAGATTAAGGATAGGTATGTCGATATGATATTGCTTGTTATATTTTAGAGAATGGCTTGGCGACGGTTTTGTATTTGATTTCAAATGTTGCTAGGATTAGTTTTTGAGCTAGCCTCGCAATTTTATCTTCCGAATACATAGCCGGTAACTGCGATTTCATACTTTACATCTGGATGTCCGAGGCTGATGTATAAAGTTTGGCTTTCTTCTAGGTGTACTTCAACCTCGCCGGCCTCTCCAGAGACATTTTTATTGTAGTTACCATCTGCAAAAGGGGATACCTTTAGTTGTAGTGGTATTCGTGTGTCTGTCGAACTCAATTTAAAGGAAAGTACTGCTGTCATAGGAAGCATTGGAGGAACGGCATTTGTAACTACTTTAAGGAATGGTCCCCACTCGGGTTCGACTCGTACAGAGGCTTGTTTCGCGGCATGTTGAGTCGCTTTGATTGTTTCCCATACCCCATTTCCAGATAGTTGACTACCAACAAATCCTGTTATAAGCGCAACAAGACCAAAAATCGCCGAGATTAGGCCACACCAAAACGCTACAACCACCAGCCGATCACCAAGACCCATCGCCAATACCACTTCCATGAATTGCTGCCCGTAGAAACCACTGTCCCCTACTATAACTGAAAAGAGTTTCGTTACTCTAATCGGCACCACCAAGACTGTGCATAGGCGCACCCGTCGATGTACTCGATGCCGCTTAGGACGAAACCTGTGACCGCCATCCCAGCCAAGGTTGCGTCCAGTAGCCTTGGCAAAGGTTCGGGGTCACGTGGCAGTCCCACTTCCAGACGAGCAACATTGGCACTTCGACCGAGCTCAAGACTGTTTTCAGAGTTAACCATCACATTTGCCCTTATCGTCGGATAGCGTCGCCGCTCTTGTGGAGTGAGGGCTACGCCTTGCCGCCGCATCGGGGTGACTAGCATATGCATAAGATAGCCCCCTCAGCTACTCGGCGTTGTGGTGATCAAGCAGTGCTTCCACCGCATATGCTAGTGCACCGTCAGCCTGTTCTAAGAGATCACTGAGATCGTCCCGATCGTTCAACTGTGCTCGATGCAGGGCATGAGCTTGAGTAAGTAGAGTTTTGTGGTGAACGCCAGGGTGTTCGAGCAATGCGCCTTCATCTCGCAGCAGTGTTTTCCACTGCGCAATCGTCCTGGCTCTAGCACCTGACGATGCCAAATGCTCTGTGTTCATCGTTCATTCCTCATTCAATTTAAGTGCTGTATGTATAAACAGTATATCCGTTAAGGTCGTCAGGCAACGGCGGACCGATGAAACGTAGCGCGTAGCGCGCGGGGAGCGACGGCTGATTCTGGCGAAAACTGCCAAGTGAAGAAAAAATCATCTGAAAAAGCACTTATCCCCCTCCCGCCGACGGGCTTTACGTCCCTTTTTTGTGCAAAGGCGGGGTGGGGTGCAAACGGTGGCTCCACCCAGGCCCGCTGCGGGGTCTGTGGGCTATCTCGCAATTGCACGGAGTGCAAGGTTTTGCGAAGAAGTGCAGCGGCCTTGCACTGCGTTATTTGACGGCGGCAAATTGGTCAGGGGAGTGAGACGCCCGGTCTACAGGGGCTACTCTTGCGAAAACCAGCTGCAGACGGAGTTTTCGTTTTCGGAACCGTTCGCACCAGGTGTGAATTAGTCACTGTCCAACCCAATGGAAAAACCGCTGTGAGGCCCAGCCCATGCGGCTTTCCGGTGATCTGCAGCATTGCACAGCATCACCACGAATTACGTGGCTGTTAGTGCCGATTTAGAGCGCGCGAAAAAAACACAAAAACAGATGGTGTATAGCCATTTTTCAGACGTGGGGCGGGAAAAGGGTAATTTTAGTAAGCAAGGGGTAAAAACGGGCTGGAGTCCTTATATATCGTGGCTTTCGCCTATTACCTCAGAGGGTAATTTCAGGTAAGGGGAGGGGTAATATTTTGTTCAAGGTCCCATTTCACTGGGTTTGGTAGCGGATTGGCATTACTTGCACTGAAAGTAATTTTATAACCATCTACTTACCTTATTATTACCTCTATAA